AAATCTTTAAATGCATACAAGTATAAGTGACTTGATATACCAACAGATGTGGTAAGTCCAACGTCTAGTGACTGCCAATCAACATTTACAGGTGTTTCATTAATTGATCTTGGTGTAATAATATTACTGATATATGCTGTATCATCTTTTGTAAATGCAGTCTTCTTAAATCCATCAGATGTAAGTGCAATCTGTCCAAAGTTAGAGTTGGAGTTAGTAACTGATGCGTCACTACCTGTCTCTGCATTGAAATGCTTATTAAATCCAATCGCAAACACTGACACAATCTGCATGATTGCATCATTCTTCATGTTAATATGTGCAGTCTGCCATTCTTTTCTATAAATTGCATCACTATCTAAGTGATAAACAGTCGATGGATCAAGTGATGAAGACTCTTTTGATAATGAAGCACCCTTAGAAAGTTGTACTGTTATACCTTCATATGCTCTTGATGTTTCATTATATTTTACAAATGCTCTATCATCTTTCTGTAATGAAATACCAGTGAACTGTGCAACAACAATACTTCTAAATCCAGTTGCTTTTGCACCATCAGCGAGAATACCATTCATTCCAAATACAGAACGTAATGATACGTTGAAGATATAAGGTGATGCACCAGAAACAGTGTCAGTCTCAATTGTAATTGTTGCAGATGCTACTGAGTCAGGAGTTGCTTTTAAATTTGGTCTTACAAATGGTAATAAGTAAGTGAATTGTGTACTTGTAAGAACACTTGCAACTTTTGTTGAGATATTATAATCAGCAGTAGATACACCTTTAAGTTTAATTGGTGTTCCACTACTTAATCCATGTGGTGTAGTTGTAGTAACTTTAACAACATTACCTGGTGTTGCACCATCACCACAAATAAGTGATGATATAGTAAGTGGATCTGAAGCAAATGCACCAACAATTTCAAATTCTGGTCTCTGTGGAGCAAATCCATCAGATGATGCTGGGTATTTTTGATCTATATCTCTTGTAGATGATATATTAAATCCGTTTGATAACTTGGCATAATATATTTCAAGATCAGTCAGACTGAAACGATTATCAGTATTAACACCATCAGCATACTCGAAACAAGTTAGTTTATGGTGTGAGAAACTTGGTGTTGATTGATTATTTGCAGAGAAATCAATGGGGTCTGTATATACTAATCCTCCCTCATCACCATCAAAGATAGAGAACTGCCAGAAGTAACAAGTACCAGTTACTCGAAATATTGCAGTTGAAGCGACTGTAGTATCAGTCGGATTAGGAACATATTTTGGTTTTATCTTTGTCTTTCTTAAATCAAGTCCAACAATGGAAGTACCACGAGGTACAATTACACCACCATTGATACTGTTAAACTTGTATAAAATATTATCTTCTTGTGTTATATCAAAGTTAGATGTTAAATCTAGTGATAATGTAGTTTGTGCTGTTGTTTCTGCACCAGAGGGAGATACTGCTGTTGCAGTTCCACTTACATCTTTAATTGCAAAACCTGGTCTATTATCTATCTCATGCTCGCCTGGATATACTAATATTGTTGTTCTTTCTATTAAATCGTTATTTACTCCTCGTAGATATGAAAATCTAGCAGACTCTAACAGAGCCCTTTGTATCGTTTTAAATGGTGCTGCAAGTGAATTACCTTGATTCGTGATCGCATCAGTAGAATCAATGTCATTTGGATTCACATAAAGAATACGACCTTCTGTATTCTTGATAAAATTCTCTAGTTTATTAAGAGGCATCTTCTTATATTCGCCAAAATATTGCTATAATGTATTTAGTTAGGTAAATTCTTCCTGTTCGTAGAGATACTCTAAATCATCAGGTAAAAGTTCTGGATTTTCTAACTCTACTGGATAATAAAGTGGGTGCAATTCTTCTAACATCAAGTACCCATATGCTTTATACATGTATTCTGGGTCATAACAAGGATTTTCATCTGCAACTTGACACAATTGCTCATCCCAAGTATGACCAAATGGTAATTCATCAAAAGTAAATGGGATACCATTAATAAAAAACATCTTCACGATCATTTTACTATCGTCATACCAGCAAAATTTAGTGGAGAGTTTGTACACAAGTTTTAGGCAGGTAAATTATTTAGCCTGCATCATTATTCTCGTGGCAATGAATACGCACGATTTCATCTGTATCATCTTCAATTCTTTCAACAGCACGACGAATATCATCATGCAATCTTTCAATAGGAGTCTTTTCTTTCTCCATTTTTCTCTTTAAAACCATAATATTTATGCTCTAATACTATCGTATTTAATTAGTTCAATAGGAAGTGTATCATTACAAACTTTTAAAATTCTCATAAATTGATCAGCATTGTCACAAGTCACTTTTTTCTCTCTACCTTCATTGCTTAGAACAAGAAAAGACCTAGCACAGATGTCCACAATCACACCAACTACTGATTCGTCTAACATAAAAAAATCTCGTCAGAGCTCAGTATACAGTATAAACCCTGTCCTGTCAACTAGGTTTTCATAATAAAACAAAGAGCATGGTAGGGTGGTAAATTTTTATCAGTCCCAGACTCACCTTTGGTGTCTGTATTACCCGTACTATTGCAGTTTCCATCAGTACCCACACCAAAGTTTCGAGGTTCAGCATAATTAGAACGAGCAACAAAATTTAATGTAGTATGGAAATGTTCTACCAATACAGCATCTTTACTACCACCAGTAGCATCCACAGCGTAACTATTTCCTGCACCAATAATAAATCTATCTCTTAAATCTGGTGTGTTATTATTACCATCACAAAGAACAAAACCTGTTGGAATTGCATTTGTAGCACCAGACCATGCAATAATCATACCCGAAACAAAAGCACCACCGACTGTTGAAACAATTGTACCAACAGTTAAAGTGTTTGTACTTGGATTATAAGTGAAATCATTATCTACACGATTTGGTTGATTACCACTATTTGCACCAAAAAATGATACAAACTGATCAGCATCTGTACCATCTACGTTTACACCCACATTAATTGAGTTCGCAACACTCGTGGTATTTGCATCAATCCAATCAACACCATTTCCAGTTGATGAAAGTATCTGACCTGATGTACCAGTCTGTGAATTTACATCTTTAAGAGTACCTTTTACATTCAAATCTCCGTTGGTTGTAGTAATACCAGTAAAGTTTGCATTACGTGCATTCAATTCATCAAGACTAACATCACCAACAATTGCTGCGTTTCCTGTAAGATTTAAATCACCTGAAAGAGTTACACTCTTTTGAAAGAATGATGGTTCTTTAACATCAATTGACCTTATCTTTAAGTCATCATTTTCAAAAGGATAATTAAATTTACCAAAAACCCAAAGATTTTCAAAGGTGGTATCACCATCTTGTGACTGAGTATTAATATCAAATTGATTTGGAAATTGTGTCATTACACATCCCCTAATGTTAGGTTACGCAATCCTGGTCCTACCTTAAATTGACCAGGAATAAATGCAACTTTCAGTAGTGGATTCATAGTTTTATCAAGAGATGATTTAAGAAACAAATTCTTAGAGTCTTTTGATATTTTAGATCCTCCTGTAATCTTAACTTCTTTTGAAGCATTAATTTCAATTTTTCTACTAAGGAGTTGCACATCTGAGGTTGTTTTATCAGCATTACCAATCGTAACATGTTTACCCTGTAATAATAATTGATTAGTTGCATCTATTACTACGTTTTTACCTTTTATTCTGATCCAACCTGAGTTAGAGTTTAAACAAACATCACCATGATGAGCCATCGCAATGAAACTTATATCACCCTTTTTATTTTTCTTTCCTGTTTGAATTTCTAAACCATGAGTTGATTCCATAGTTGATAATCCATTACCATGCAAGGCTTGTTGCCACTTTGCACCCTTTTCAGTGGTTGCGTATAACTGATATGCTAATACACCACCAACACCCACAGGACCATTAGTTTCTATAACAAGATTAGGACCGAACGAGTCTAAAACTCTGGCTTCATTTGCCATTAGTATCCTCCTCCATATCCACCGCCACCACTACTTGGTGGTGTGCTTGGTGGTGGTGTGCTTGGTGGTGTATCATCTATTTGACTTTGTGTTTCACTCTCAGTTATTAGTTCACTTATAGTTCTAGTTCTAATTTGTGTCGATCCTACATTTGATGATGGAGTTCCTCCTCTCAAACTTTCTTGTGGAGTATCATATATTGTAGAATGAGCTCTGGTTGTATGTGCTATACCAACCATCTTTTGACCTGTTTCTGGATGAACATGGAAAGGACCATTATATTCTTTTCCGTTTACATATCCTACAATATTTCCTCGTGGAGTAATACAATCAATAACAGTTACAACCTCCATTGGTCTTGGTCTACGTGTCATAATTGGAGTTAATATTGCACCACTACCAGTCTCACTCTGTACTGTGGTTGATGGTATAGATCTATATGCTCTGTCATTTGTGCATACTTTTGTGATTTGTCCATTCTCACCTAATCCACAAATTTCAAAATCACCTACTTTATCATCCATTTTGTAACCAGAACCACCATCTTCAACAACAATTCTCTTAACATAAACATCTTCTGGTGCCTCTGCAGGATAATTTTCACCCTGTGATACGATTAAAACATCAGTTAATTGACCAAATGTTGGTGAATTTGGATCTTTATCTATAATTGCTTTACCATAAGCACCATATCCCTGCTTACAATTGTCTTCAAAACGAACAATTGGTTCTTTTGTATATCCTTCACCTGGATATTTTATGTCTACACCAATGATACTTGCAGTTGATTTAATGTCTTGAACTATACTTCCACCAATCTCCACATCAGTAGATCCATTACCACCTCCAGGCACAAGTTCTTCTCTTTTTTCCTCTAAGTTTTCTAATTCACTCTTAAGTTTCTTAATTTCTGCTTCATTGTCCTTAACTTCCTGTTCATATACTGGAATAAGTGCATTTCCCCTACCATCTTTCTTCAAACGCTCAATTAATGCTTTTAAATCATTAGTTTTTGAAGCTAATACATCAAGTTTTCTCTTAACTGATATTATTTTAGCATCAAGAGGTTGTAAACCTGGTGCTGTTTGAGTATATTTTGTTCCAGATATTTCTCTATCAAGTTCTTGAATAAAATTACCAAGAATTATGTCACCAACAGCACCTTCTCCATTTCCACCAAAGATACTTACCTTTGGAAGACCACATTTGAAGACATTTCCTGTATTACAGTCAAGTTCTACGTCAGCTAAAAGTTCTCCTTCTTTGGTTTCATCCTCATAAACATAACCATCGGGTTTGTTTCTAGCCTCTTCTAATTCTTTAAGTAGTTTTTCTTCATCAGGAATTTCTTGGAGGTCAGATATTTCTTTTTTAAGTTCATCAACTCTTCTGAGTTGATTTTTTCTGAAATCTTTCAACTTGCCAGCAGCAAACTCAAGTTGTGTTCTACCATATTCTGATCCAAATTGTGGTCTATCTTTCTCACTACCCTTAACTTTTTTAAAAGAACCGTCAAATTTTAATATCATCCAATTAAGTCCAGGTAAAATATTTGGATCATCCTTATAGTAATCACCAATTTTATAATTGTCAGGAAGTTTTGAATTTAAATATGCTGTGTTATTAAGTTGACTTTCTAATAATACTATTTCATTATTAAGTTTTGTTATTTCTTCTGTATTATCTACACGACCCTCTCTTATTTCTTCAAGTTGTTTTTCAAGTTGTTTTATTTTCCTCTCCTTAGTCATCTTTTGACCACCAAAAATACCCCAGTAACCAATATCTGATGTCAATCCATCAAGTCGATCACCTGCATCATTAATTCTATTTGCAAAGTTATCAAGTCCCTTTGAAAAACTATTCTGCTTATCTGCATCGTCTTTTTTACTTCCTACACCAGTAAATAAATCATAAGTCTCTTGAACATGGCACTCTGCACTACTGTCGTCTTCAGCACAATTAATCAATCCTTGAATTTTACCAATAATATTCAAACCACCAAGAAGAAATCCCTTTATTGGTCCAAATGCCTTTCCAACAATACCCAACATATTATTGATTGGTGCCATCAAAGGTTCAATAATTCCACTTACCATGTTTGTGATTTTACCAGTAAGACCTCCAATAAAATCTTGAATAGCACATCCAACAGGATTAACAAAACCACCTTTAATCATGTTAAGCAACATATTCTTTACAGTATTCTGCATTGCCTTCTTGATTGTAGAGCCAAGGCAACCAAAAGCACTGAAAAGACCATTAAGAGGTGCAAACATTGCATTTTCAAACGCTTTGTTTTGTGCTAAACCAACAAAAGGGAGACTGAACTTATTGAGAAGAAAATTCTTTGCAGCCTGCATTCCTTCTGAAATAAAACCAACTACACTTTCTTCCAAAAAGTCAGTCATAGCTGTAGTAAGACCCTCCATACTATCAGATATGTCACTCACAACTTCATCAAGTTCATCAACAAATTCAAAAGCGTCACCTAACCCCTCAGAGATTTTGTTGAAGAACTTGTTCAATGAGCTAGTTACTTCTGTTTCACCATCAAAAGAGGTACATTTAAGTGAATTTGCTAGGGTTACTGCTGTCATATGATATAATAACTGTATTATTTATGATGAAACAATTGGAGGTGGTGGTGGAAACAAGATTGAATTTACAGAAGCACCATCACCCTCATTCAATTTGTTAGTAGCCGTTTCTGCAAGAGATTCAGATATAAGGTTTTGTGTTCTTGCTTGTTCAATCGCAGCTCTAATTGTTTTACCAGAATAGATTGTATCATCTACTAAGATAATTTCTTTTTTTTCAATATTTGTTACACCATTTAAAATATATTCAAGTTGTCCTTTTGTAATCGGATCTCCTACTTCCCACGGAGTTGACGGGTCTGTGGTTGGTGGTGTTAATTTTTCCTCTGCATTATCAATAATTGCATCATCATTGGCATCATAACCAATTGTTTCTACATTTCCTGATGGATCAGGTCGATTAGATAAGTTCTGTTCTTTGGGGTCTAAAGGAGTAACACCTGGTGTTGCAGGTCCTTTTTGTTCATTAAATTCACCACTTAAAGTTTTAGTTTTTTTAAGACCTCCAGTAAATCCTGAAGTATTTGAAAAATTACCTGAACCAGATGATTGTTGTGATGTTCTTGGAAACACACCCAATATCATAGTTGGTGCGCCTGCACCACCACCACGAACACCATAAACAAAATCACCCTGGCTAATTCTGACTGATCTCATCTTAAACGCACCACCAGAACCAGCAGTTGTAGGAAGCAAAACATATGCATAACTTAATTGCTGATCAGTGATTTGATCAGTATTTGTATTGTCACCCATTATTCTAACTTTATATCTCCAACCCCATCCACCTTCAATCTGCTCTTTTTGGGCATCATAAGACACAACAGTTCCAACCCATGACTCAAGTGGTGTTTTTCCATATTGCGAATTACTATTTGGTTTAGTAAATGGTGTATCTCTTGGTGTGCTCATTTTGTACTCGTATATAATCCGTATGTATCACGGGCAAGTGTTAAAAATGTTTTTGAATGTCTTGGATCAAAATGATGTCTTAAATGTAAGATAACATAAAAACCACTACGATGTTCATTGTCTTTATTATCTTGTTTATTTCCCCCAGTAATATTCTCTATAACTAATTTAATAACATTTCCAGCCATAAGTTTAGTATTACAGGGTATTTCAATATCAACTACTTGTGAGTGTAACATTGCATATCTCATATGTGCTTGAGGTTCATATGTTGCTGGATTATTAGTTACCTGAGATCCAACTCCTTCATCAAGACTACCTGGTGTAAGAACATAAGTATAAGTTTTGCAATAATTTTCTAAATGTTGTTCATTCTGACCAATTTTTGTTGATGGTTTACCTCCAAGATAATTAGAGTTTTTATCAAGTAGATTAACTATATTATCAGTAAACTGTCCTGTTAATAAGTTCTTAGTTTGTATACGAACATTATAAATTCCCGATTTTAAAGATGTTAAAAGATCTTGATCTCTCTTAATTAAAGGCATTTTAAGAATATTGAAATCCATCTTATCAGTACTCAAGTCTTGCTTCTGACTATTTGAATAGTAATAAGTTCTTTCTTCTTCTAAATTTTTATTTTCTTTAAACTCTGCTATGCCATCATTTATCAAACCTTCTATGGATCTAAAATTGAAACCCTCCTGAGTTTCATAGAAAAAGAATCCAGGTGCACCCTTTATTGGTTTACATTTTTTACATAAATGAAATACTAAGTCTATGGGTGTTTCATTCTTTCCCTCTACTTTATCTACTGTTTGTGTCTTTTCAATATTCTTTTCAAGGAATGGTAAATTATTTTCTTGTAATATTTTTTTGACTGCATCATCAACAGTTCCTATACCATAATATCCAAGTTTTGGATTACTCGTAGTATTGATTATAAATTTAGAAACTAAAGGTAAATTAAGCACTTGTCTTTGTGTTTGATCCAAACTTAATGGAGAACCAGTAATTGCCATTGGTTCTTTAGTTGTTAGTACACTATTAGTTGTTGCTATTTTAAATGTTAAAAATTCTGTGCCATCACCAACGATTGGTAATGCATCTTTAATCGTACCTAATCTATCTTTTTTATCTGTAACCGAGTCACCCGTATCAACAATCGTTGCCTGTGCGGTAATCATTGGAGAATAAATGCTTTCAAAATAATTGAAATCAATTGTTTTACCTTCAATTTGTACGGTGCTTGTTTTTGGATCTTGTGTTTTAAAACTATATGATAATTGATTATTAGTTTCATCCGCAAAAAGTCCATCCTTCACATCGGATTTGTCGATGCGGAGAGTTTCGTAATTTGAAGGACCTGCTGCTGACATTTAGTTGTTGTTTACGTTACAATTCTTTGTCTAATGATGATTACATCACCCTCATATGTTTTTCCATCAATCTTTGTTCCTGCTGGAATAGTTTCAAATTTCAATGAGTCACTAATATTTAGATCACTCTTTCTAATTTGTGCTAAAAGTCTTCTCGATAATCTTATTTGTTTTTCTTCATCTGGAGAGAGTGTTGTTTTTGTTAATTCAATTCCTTCTCTTGCAAATTCATCTCTTGTTTTTATAGCATTTTTCTCAGTATTACTATTTTGACTTAATGAATTAGCAGGTTGTTTTTTAAATTTTGGATCTACACTAGCATCTTCAAGTTCTTCTTCCTCTTCTTCACTAAGATCTTCATCTGATGCTCTTGAATTTGTTAATATATTTTTTAAATCAAAATTATCTAATTGACTTACATCACCTTCAAATTTACTCAATTCACTTTCAGCATCTTTTAAACTATTATCTACATCATCAAAAACTTTATCAGTTTTTTTATAAAGAGTTCCAAAACCACCTATAAAACCTTTCACTCCATCAACCATACCAGTAATAAAATTACCTGCATTATCAGATTTTTCTTGAAATTCATTCTTTTCATCATCAAGTTTTTTATTTACTCTAAGCATATTAAAAACTGTAACACCAAATAATGCAATAGCAGCAAAACCCAAAACTTTTCCTAATAATGGTAAAGCAAATAAAAATTTACCCATGCTAAGACCACTAAACATTGATAGTGCTTTTGGTGCAACCTTTGAAGATACATTATTAACTGTTCTACCAAATGAAGATGATGAGGTTTTCAACTTTGATTTTCTTTTTTTAGTTTCTTCTATGTTTCTTTGAATACTGTTTCTTTTTTTTGATATTATTTTAAATTGAAAGTTAAATCTCCTAAAAGATCCTCTAATTTTTTCTGCCAAAAAATTTAATTCTTCTGCTCTCTCTTCTACTGTCACTAAACTACACCCCCAATTGATGCAACACGTTCAGCAAGGAATGGGTTAGAACCATCAGTTGTTGATAAGAAAGGAGTTTCTTCTTTGTTTTCAGTCACTCCTGTCTGTGGAACTGGTTTATTAATAACTTGATCTGGTAAATTAACTGTGGTTATTCTTGGACCAGTGCCAAAATTATTTTTTTCATTTCTTGCAAGATTTTTTAGAGTATGATTTGGTATAACAGTTCCTGCTCTATCAAACTGAACAATTTCAGGTCCTCTTTCACCAACTAACATTCTCTCTCCAGAAACAAAATCACCTCCAGTTGCTTTTTCTGAGTCAACATTAGTTTTTTTCTTTTCTAAAATAGAACCTTCAAATGCACCAAACTCTCTTGCAATATCAATCGCAGCAATACCCCATCCCAAAACAGGAATTGCACTACCTAATGATAAGAAACCACCAACTACATCACCTTTACTAAATCTATAAATTGCAGAACCAATATCAATAAAATTACCAATCAAAGGTAAAGCACCTAATGCTTTTATTCCAGTTTTCTTAATTCCTTGTTGAGCAACCTTCTTTAATAAAAATCCTTTTGTTGTACGTCTACCAGCTTTATCAATCAACTTCTTCATCTTAGGTAAGAAGTTTCTAAATGTCTTACCTGAAAATAAATCCACATATGTCATGGGATTTAAAAGAGTAAATACAACTCTTCCTAAACCATTAATTATTTTACTTATCACTGTATTAATCATTAATACTGTACCACCAAAAGCTGCCAAACTAAGTAATGGTCTTTCCACAATAAAGTTAAGCAGTTTTTGAAACTTCAAAAGATTTTGAGGATCGGCCAACCATCGGAATGCAGCATTGACTCCAACACCTGCTAAGAATAACTTTCCAAAATCTAATAATTTTTGGAATATGTTTTTAAAAGGAGCAACTATTTTATTTGCAGCTGATCCAAGAAATCCACCAAGTTTTTTCGTTTCTATTCTAGACTCTTTACTATCTCGTCTTTCAGATAATCTTCTTTTCTGCTCCTGTTTAAGTAATTTTTTTTGTTCGTTTAATCTAGCACTAAAATCTTTCTCTAATTGTGCTGCAACATCTTTTATGATTGCATTTGTCCTTATTAATGACTCTTCTAATACGTTTACCTTTGGTGTTAATTTCTCACCTATTTGAACTTTCTGTGCTTTAAATATATTCTTTAACGTAGTAATCTTTTTTTCATTATTAGCGACTCTCGTTTCAAGACCACCTGATCCTATCTTAAAGGTGCTCCTGTTGATCTTTGGTCCACCTTGCCCTTGCATGGCAGCCATCTTATTCTCAAAATTTTCAAAGACGGGAGATGATTTATCCATTTCTTTGTTGTGCTTTTAAGTTCTCTTCCTCAATGTGCTGTTGAAGTAATGATATGTATATCTCCCTTTCCCAAGGGATCATGTTCTCAATTTCAGTTAATGAGTATTTATGATGCTGAATCAAAGCAAAGTTTATCTTATAGTATGACTCTAGATTTGTATGAGCCATACCTAATTGAAAAAAGCTGCTAGTCCCTCCAATATGACAGTAGATTCAACATTAGTTTTTGGATTAGTCACTTTTACTTTATGTGACAATTTGGGCATAGTATCAAAAAATTTCTCAATTGTTTGGAATTGTTTGCTATTGAGTTGTTCTATAAACTCTTCCAATTCTTTTTCAGTTGACTCAGATGCATTCCAACTTTCCTCTTCATTAAAAATCATATCAATAGATGATGTAATTAATTTCATTGTATTTTTAATTGTCTCATCAGTTGATTCAAAATTATTCTCAATAAATTGTTCCATAGATGGATATTTCAATTTCAGAGATAAATTATCATCAATTTTAACTATATTTGTATGAGATTTATCCTTCTTCACTTTAATTGATTCCAAATCAATTGGAATTTCTACAGAAGTTTTCTCATCATCAGGACAAATAATATTCACATTAATTGTTTCACCAACAGACTTTGATCTTACATTTAAAAAGATATACTCAATATCAAAAGTGGCAAGATTCTGAACCTTGACCCCTCTTGTCATAATACATGCATCAAGTATTTCAACCACTGCATCAGTAATTTGTTTCTGATTTTCAGTTTCAAGTGCCATGATGAGGATCTTTTCCTCTCGCACAAGAAATGGTCTGTATTTTACTTTCTTTCCGTTCGATGGTAAGGTCAATTCATACGTTGGAGTATTAATCTTAGGTAATGGCATAATGTTTCAATTTATTAAAATTATTTATATGGGTATTTTAACCTCTTACTATATAGCGGTCATAATTGAAAGATACAGTAACTTTTAATATTTCTGCAGATCCATAACTGACTGGAACCGATGACATTGCTTTTGGAAATGCATTGATAAATTGATATCTCATCGTTCTCTTATAATTTTTCTCAAATTTATTAATATAAAGAGTATTACATTTATATGAATCAGGATATCTCATTCTTCGGTAGAATGATTTAGCTCTTTGTTCCATAAGTGCATCTGCACCACTTGAAATATATTCCATCCACCCTTCAAATATCTTCAGTAATGTATAATTTTCATCAACATAAAAAGTAAAATCAATGTCAGTATAAATTCGAGTATGAGCAAACTGTTGGGGTATACCAATAAAATTATCTTTTACCTCTGCTGTTGCATATGAAGTAGTGGGTAATGATGCATCACTACAAAGTATTCCTCCCCTTTCTGCAAGAAATCTTCTAAAATCAGAAGCATTTGTGAATGATTGTAAATATGCCTCAACCTCTGGCGTCAATGATGATATTGTCACTAAAAAATGGTTTGTTTGTGCCAAAGGTCCCATCAGACGATTGGCAATTGCCATATTAAACGGTTTAACTAGTGTCTCTGCCACTCTAAATAAGTATGATTGTTATTTCTATTTATGTCATATAAAGGAAAATATTATCCTTCCTATCCCAGAAAGTATAAAGGTGATCCTACAAACATTATATACAGGTCACTTTGGGAGAGAAAATTTATGGTTTATTGTGACAAGAATGATAAAATACTTGAATGGGGAAGTGAAGAAATTGCACTACCATATCGTTCTCCTGTTGATAATCGAGTTCACAGATACTTTCCTGACTTTTATATCAAGGTTCAAGAGAACACTGGTCGTATAAAGACATATCTAATAGAAGTAAAACCACTTAAACAAACACAAAAACCAAAAAAACCCAAAAGACAGACCAAGAATTATTTAAGAGAAGTCTATGAATACGCTAAGAACCAAGCAAAATGGAAAGCAGCAGATGATTTCTGTAAAGATCGTTTGTGGGAATTTAAAGTAATGACTGAAAAAGAACTAGGAATAAAATGAGTCGTATTGCACCACTAGTAGATGGTCTTCTTGGAACAGAAGATGCTGATGATCTCATGATTGAAATCATGGATGTTTTAGGTGAAAGTCAAGAATCAATACCCGAAATAGGTAAGATATATGTATTTGTGTACCAACCAAAAACACCTGGTCGATATGATCAGAATCCATTGGTGGCAGTCACTAATATATTTGAATGGGGTTTCAAAGGAATAAACTTTCATTGGGGTCAATCTCGTTCATATACCTTCCAAGAGGTAGTAGGTCAACTCTATCAAGTCACAAATGAGGAGTTACAAGATCTAAATACTATACCATTTGCGAAATTTCGTATAAATAACTAAAAAGATAGGTCGATATGGCAATATTAACAACAACATTAGCAGCTTGGTTACTTACATTTAGTTTAGCATTTCTAATCACAGCCGATGATCATGAAACTATTGTTAATGAAGAAGAAGCAAGACGGATAGCTGATGAAAGGCTGGCAGCAGCAGAAGCAAAAAAAAGAGAAGAGTTTCAAAAAGACGTTGAAGATAAAAGATCAAGTAGATTAAAAAAATATGGTAAAAGAAAACAAGGTGGTGTATTGAGATATCCTGCTGAATCAATTACAGAACATGCTGATTACTTGCAAATTGATATTGAAAGGTATGCAGAAATAGGAAAAACTAACTACATTTCTGATACTGGTGGAAGTAGTAGATATGTAATTGGAACTCGAAGACAAAACCGTGCTGGAATGACTCAAGCAGCAAATTTGAGTCGTAGACCACTTATAAATGACGGTACAATATTACTACCAATCCCCTCAAACATATCAGATGCTAATAATGTATCTTATGGTGAATCCAGATTAAATGGACTTGCAGCTGCATCTATAAGTGTAGCTGAAAAAATTGGAAAAAATACTTTAGACGCTTTACTTGGTGGTGAAGCAAATTTTGATGTAAAAACAGATTTAACGAACTACGTAGGAGATATTAAAACCATGATGGGTGGTGATGAAACCACAGCAGCCACAACTGCAGCGGATGTTATAACAAAACAACTTACAGCATCTGCAGTAAACATATTTGATGCGAATGTTACTGCAAATCAACTCTTAGCAAGATCAAATGGAGAAATAATAAATCCAAACTTAGAGATTTTATTCAGTGATGTGACTTTAAGAAATTTTGCCTTTAAATATAAACTTACTCCCCGTAACAAATATGAAGCAGAGCAAGTTAAATTAATTATTCGTGCATTTAAGAGAAATATGGCTCCACAAGCTATTGGATCTGATGGTGCTTCTGATTTCTTTTTAAGAAGTCCCAACGTATTTAAATTAAGATATCGTAGTGGAAACAAAGATCATCCATTTTTAAATAGATTTAAACAATGTTTTTTAACAGATATGCAAACAAGATACACGGGTGAAGGCACATATTCAATATATGATGATGGAACACCCGTGTCTATGGAATTAAGTTTATCATTTAAAGAACTACAACCAATTTACGATCTTGATTATGATGAAGAACCAGGTAGAGGAGCAGTAGGATACTAAGATGAGTAATGACCCCAATGAAGATTTACTTCGTGCACTAGGTTACGAAAGTATAGAAGAAATTCCTGGAGCTGCAGGTCAGACAATTACATCTGAAGCTTTAGATAATGCTGATCCAAAAATAAAAGAATTAATACAAAAAATACGAGTTCTTGATATTCAAATTAATAAAATAACTTATGAAAGTGGTGATACAACTTTTTCAGCTGTTAGAGGTCTTATAGCAACTAAAAATCAATATCAACAAGAATTAATAGAAATAGTAACTCCTCCAGAAAAAACTCCTATAGATAAAAATGAGTTAAGAAAAAATAGATTAAAAAAATATGGTAAGAAAATACAAGGTGGTGTATTAAGATATCCTGCAGAAGCAGTCACCAAACATACAGATTATTTACAAATAGATATTGAAAGATATGAAGCAATAGGAAGTAATTACATAACAAGCACAGGTAGTAGTGGTCGTTATGTAATTGGAAATGCAAAACAAAATCGAGCAGGTGGAACATCATCAAAAAAACTGTCTAAAAAACCGTTGATAAATGCAGGTACAATCTTATTACCAATGCCTTCTAATATAGAGGATACTAATAATGTAGTTTACGGAGATTCAAGTTTAAATGGTCTTGCCGCTGCTGGTGTATCAGCAGTTGAAGGAGGAATGGTTGAATTAGGTGGTTTTTTAGGTAGTGGAGGAGTCGATAAGATTGATTTTACAGAACTAAAGGATAATATTTCAAATAAACTAGCAGCAGGTCTGGGTGGTGGAGATAAAGAGACTGCCATGGCTACAGCAAGTGATGTCATTACAAAAAAATTAGTTTCTGAGGCAGTTAATATATTTGGTGCAAACGTGACTACACAACAACTACTCGCAAGATCAACTGGTGAAATATTAAATCCAAATATGGAATTATTATTCAGTGATGTCACCATCAGAAACTTTCGTTTTAATTTTAAATTAACACCTCGCAATCCAAAGGAAGCACAACAAGTTAAGTTAATTATTCGTGCGTTCAAAAGAAATATGGCTCCACAAGCACAAGGAGGAGTTCAAGGTGCAGGTAATTTCTTTCTTCGATCTCCTAATATTTTTAAGATAAGATATCGTAGTGGAAATAAAGATCACCCATTCTTGAACAAGTTTAAACAATGTTTTCTAACTGGTGTTCAAACTACATATACAGGAGAGGGTGTTTATTCTACATATGATGATAGAACACCTGTATCAATAATTTTAGATCTTTCTTTCAAAGAAATACAACCAATTTATGATATTGATTATGATACAAGACCAGGAAACAGAGCAGTAGGATACTAACATGGGATACTTCAGAGAACTACCAAATTTAAGATACCCTTCTTTTTTAAGAGAAAAAAAATCTTCACTTGATTATATTGAAGTGAAGAATGTTTTTCGTAGAATTAAATTAAGAGATGATTTACAAAAGAATTTTACAATATTTAATAAGTATGAAATAGAAGAGGGTATGAGACCTGATACTGTTGCTGAAGAATTGTATGGTAATTCAGAATTTGATTGGATTATTTTAACTGTCGCAGGTATTCTAAATGTTCGTAATGAGTGGCCACTTAACAATCGAGATTTATATAACTATTGTCTTGATAAGTATGATGACTCTTTAAATTCAGTAAGATTTTTTGAAACAAAAGAAGTTAAAAATGCTGATGGTAAATTAATTCTACCAAAAGGAAAAGTTGTAGATAGTGGTTTTACAATACCAAATCCAGATAATGTTTCAGCAACTTTAAATCCTGTTGTTGGAATTAGTAATTATGAATATGAGACACGTTTAAATGATGAGAAAAGAAATATCTATGTTTTAAGAGAAGGATATATACAAACTTTCTTAAATGATATTAGAGAAATTATGACTTATGATGAGTCATCTGAGTTTGTAGATGAAAGAACAATACAGACCGAAAATTTTTATATAACAGTGTCATAAAAAAAGGAGGTCGTTTGACCTCCTGTATAATTATTCTTCTGCGAGTTTCGCAAAGTACGATAATGCATCGTCCTCTTCTTTGTCTACCGTTGAAGTAGTAGAGGGTGCGGATACAGCAGCAGTTACTAATTCTTCTGCTTCACCACGATCATTATCTTCATCAAAGACATCTGGGTCTTGTGCAGGTCTCTTGCTTCCAAGAACATATTCTAATCTCTTCTTAAGATCT